AACCGAATCAAGCTCTATATGAAGGATGCAGGTTCAGGTATTGCAGACGGCTTCTCGATAAGTTTCAGCTCACAGTCGAAGTCAACCTTTGACCATATGCTGAATGACAGGATAGCTTACACCGACAAGATGCTTGCCACCATCTTCCGAATGAACGAGGCAACAGTAACGATGGCGATTCAGACCTTTCAGCAATTCGGAATGATAGAAATCATTGACGGAATCATAACAATTCCGAATTGGGACAAGCATCAGAGTCTCGATGCCTATGAGAAGAAAAAAGAGCGAGACCGCCAATATCAAGCCGAGCGAAGAGCAACGCAAAAAGCAATCGCAGAAAAATCGTCTGACAAATCGTCTGACATCGCTGTTACAGAAGAAGAAAGAGAGAAAGAAGGAGAAGAAGATAAAGAATATCATTCATTCATTCATTCTGCGGAAAATGACGAAGAATTTTTGGATAAAGATGAGCGAAGGGAAGCTCTCTTGAGTCAGCAGAGAACGGCTCTTAACGGTCCTCTCGGTGGCGGTGTGGTGTTCTTAAGCGATGAACAGATGGATGACCTGCTCAACAAGCTCTCTCTTGATGAGTTTCATTATTACATAGGAATTGTCAGAGACTGCGAGCTTAAAGGCAAGTCTTATAAGAAGAAAACCCACTACCAAGCCATCCTTGATATGGCTATTAAGGACAGGAAGGTGAAATGATGGAAACTTGTATGTTTTGTAAAATCTGCGACAGAGCAAACAGCAATGAAAAAGGCGAAGTATGGTGCGAGGCTAAAAAAGCCTTCGTGCCTCTCATCTCACCAAAATGCAAGAAGTTTGTTTCTTGGATAGAAAACGGAGGTAAGAATGATGACTGAAACAGAAAAAATCAAAATCACTATTCACCTTGAGGTGGATTCAAAAACAAGTCCCGATGCCGAGATAATCGGCATCAAGGAGGACTTCGCAAACTACTGCGAGAAATTTGGTGATGTCAGAATGGTGGAGGTTGAGGAGGACAGCGAGGAAAAGGCTGAAGCTATTAAGAACGCTATCGCAAAGCAGACACCTGCCAAGGTTAACGAGAGGCTCGATTTTTCCCGATTTCATAGCAGCTATAACTGCCCGAACTGTGGTTGCTATTTCGGAGTAAAGCAATTTATGGACTTGCCCTTTGACTCGCCCGGAAGCGAATCCTACAAGAAGAAAAGCCACTGCTGTAACTGTGGTCAGAAATTAGATTGGAGTGATAAGAAATGAACAAAGGAAAAGCGTTAGCTATCTTTATGCAAATTAACAGCAAAGACTTTACCAACGAGGAAAAAGCAGAAGCAATTTTCCACGTTATGAATATGGCTACTCATATGAGTGTCACAAAGGACTGTATGCTTGAAGTCATTAAGTGGCTTTGGCATCAGATGTACGAATGGAGAGAGGATGATAAGCAGACCAACCACGATAGAATCAAAGTGTTGACTCTCGAAGAACTTGCGGATTTATTGGCAGAAAATAACTGCTGTCAGTTCTGTAAGTTGGATGAATCACAGACCTGCTCAAATACATATTGCAAGCAAGGCATATTACAGTATCTTGAATCGGAGGTAGCGGAGAAATGAATTTAAAGGCAGAAATAACGGTTGACGAACTCTTGAAGGCAATGAAACTTTGTGCCTGCGTTCCTGAATGCTCGTGGTGTGCTTATTATGACCCCAAGAAGCTCCACAAAGACAAGTGTTACGAGAGAAGAAACAGGGATTTTGAATACTATATTTCAAACCTGCAGGACACAAACGAAGCTCTCATCAACGGGCAGGAAACCCTTCAGAGGTATATTAAGGTGATTGAAAGCGGATGCGTATCTGTGGAGAGATACAACGCTATCGTTGAGGCACTTACGAAAGAGTCTCAGGAACGCAGGAAAGATACAATCGCCTGTCTTGAAAAGAGCAACGATGAGCTTCGTTCAGCTCTCAAAAAGAAGGATGACGAGCTGAAGGCGGCAAGGCACTACTACAACGAGTGCCTGAAAGACCTCAAAAAGGCTCACGCAGAGATTAACGAATTGACAGAAAAATTAGAGTGCTTGTTATGTCACGCTACGGGAAGCAAGTTATCAAAAAGCACATATTCCTTGAGAACTATGGAAAGTGCCGTTAATGATGAAGTTCAAGAGTGTTGCGAGGAAGCAAGAGCCGAAGCAATCAAAGAGTTTGCAGAAAGGCTGAAAGAGATATATGCCACACACGATGGCTTGTGGATAACAATCGACAACCTTGTAAAAGAAATGGTGGGTGATGCAAATATTGCAACAACCACGGAAACGGAAGGTGATACGGAATGATGAAAGCTTGGCTCGTCAGAAATAAAGATGAGGCTTGTGCAGCTGTTGTTTTTGCCGAAACAAGAGGACAAGCAAGGTCTTTGGCTTTATCAACCGATGCCTGCGAATATTCAAAGTTCACCGACATTGAGGCACACAGATTGCCACAGGTGGACAGATGCTATAGAGCAGGCAAGAGAGAAATGGATTGGGATAATCCGAAGGACAGAATTGTACTTGTAAGAGAGTGTGGATTCTATTGTGACGATGAGTGGCTCGAATGGGAAGACTGCGATGACTGCTCCGCAAGAGAATACTGCGAGAAATTCAAAGAGAGAATACGGAAATCTTTCGAAGAAAGTGACGGTGAGGATTGGTGAAAATAACAAAAATCACCTACGAAGAAGATAGACTTGAGTTTTTCATAAAAGAAAGAGATAGAGCCGAAAAAAACCACAAGTTAGCTTTGGAACAACTCAAGCCAAGCGACAACTATTTATCAGACGAACACTATATAGCAAGTGGAACAGGTCGGGTATTAAGTTTCTATAACGATATAGTTGAGATGCTTATGAAAGAGCGTAAACGAGCGAATCGCCTTGCGGAAAAGCCTTGCATCTACAAGCACACCTGTGGACACGAACTCTGTACGATGTCTGAATGTCCCGAATATGAACCGAAAACAAAAGGCAAAAAGTGGTTTGAGGAAATGGATGGTGAGAGTTGATGCTTGATGTAGATGAAACCTTTGTTGCTTATGAGAGCCAATATTATATGCCTTATCACGAACTTGATGCTATTGTTGCCTTTGTTCGCAATCACGAATGGGAAGATATTCCCGAAAGCATAAAAGACCATTTGGAAAAATGGGAAGAATTTTTGGTAGATAATCTGTAAAGGAGTGATACGGAGTGAGTAAATGCACCAATATTATATGCGATTTGTGTGGTAAACACATAGATTATGATGATGCGATTTATAACGGCAAAAGAGTTAGCGTTGTTAAATTTAAAGTGAAAGAGTTTTGGCATTCTTTTCACGAAAGTGGATGGGATAAAAAGACTATACATATATGTCCTGAATGTCAAATTAAAATTAAAAGGTTTATAAACTTTGGGGGGCGACAACAATGACTGAAAACGATATTTTTGCAACAATCAAGAAGTCCTTAAATGATGAGCTTACAAAAAAAGCTGAAGAGCTTATCACAAGCCTTATTGGCGAGTTTAACAGAGAGATGCAGAGATGCAAAGGTCAGGTTGTCGGCGATTTGATTGAAAGCATCGAGTTTATAGCATCAAATGACTCGGCAGCTCAAAACATTGTTTTTCAAATTAACATAAGGAATGGTGATAGAAATGGCTGAAAAGGTTTGGGGCAGATACTTCAACTACATACCGCCTTTATCGATGTTCACCGCACCTTCCGACAACATTATAGGCTCTATTGTAGAGGGATTAGCAACGAATATTGCAAAGCAAACTGACGAGCAGATATATCAAGCGGTTCTTAATGTCGGATTCGATGTCGACAGGCAAGAACTTGAGAAAGCTCTTCGCTATGACCGAGAACAGTATAAGAAGGGTTACGCAGACGGACTCAGGAATGCTGATATCGTTCACGGCAGATGGGTCAGAGACCCCTTAACAGGGTTTACAGTTTGCTCATACTGTGGAACGCCTCCTCCCGGAGATGCAGAGCTTGAATGCTTTTATGAATCAGATTATTGCCCGAAATGCGGAGCTTTGATGGATGGTGATGACAATGAAAGTTTATAAGTGCGATGCCTGCGGAAAGGTTATCAAAGACCCCTACGAGGAAAAGATGAAGGAATTTGATATCGTCTGCGAGTTTGATATGTGCGGTGTGTTTCCTCGAAGAAACAAAAATCACACCAAAGCTGACCTTTGCGAAGAATGTTACCGAGGATTGCATTTGATTGCAAAGGCAGAGGATAAAAAAGTAATGCCCGACAAGGCAGAGTGGTGGCTTGTCGAAGGCGGTGGTTATATCTGTAGTCATTGCGGTTGCTTCTTCGATGACCATTTTGCAGAACTTCCGATGATTTGTGAGAGGTGCAAATCTGCAATGACAAGGATTAACATGGAGTATGAGATAGACACAAGTAATAAGCTTGTAATCGGACTCCGATATGCGAAAGAAGATGAAATTCCGCTTTGGATGAAAAAACAGCAACGAGCCGAAGGACTTAAGAACAAGGAGTGATGCAAATGCCTGAATCATACTTAAGCAAGGACACCAAGTGTCCTTATTACCGCAAGGATGTCCAAAACAAGATAGTCTGTGAAGGCATAGACGAAGACGGAACGATTCACGTTAACTTTTCAACCACTCGCAAAAGAGCTGCATATCAAAAGATAAAATGTTGTGCAAATTATAAGTCCTGCCCCATCGCACAGCTCCTTGACAGAAAGTGGGGTGTGAAGTGATGGTGAAATTCATCGTCAAGCTTCCACCGATAACCAAGAAGAATCATCAGCAGATTCGCAAGAACAGGAAGACAGGAAAAAACTTTGTGGCACCGTCAGAACAGTACGAACAGTATGAGAAGGATGCACTATGGTTCATTCCGAAGCCTGTGAAGCCGATAGACGAGCCTGTGGAGGTCAAGTGCTTATTCTATATGCCCACGCACAGAAGCTGTGATTTGACCAATCTGCTTCAATCTATCGATGATATTATGGTCAAAGCAGGACTCCTCAAAGACGATAACTTCAAGGTAATCTGTTCCCACGATGGAAGCCGAGTCCGATATGACAAGGAAAACCCTCGCACCGAGGTCTACATAACCCCGTTCAAAGAGTGAACGAACCTATAAGGCACACCGCTTGGTGTGTCTTATTTTTTTGTTTGGGGTGGGTTTACATTGAGCAGTCCCCTTCCGCTACTATTGATTACAGAACAAGAAAGGAGCTTTCTGATGGTTGATTGGTCAGCAATTAAAACAGAATATGTCACAGGCAAATCTTCCTACAGAGAACTCGCAAAAAAAAACGATGTTGCCGTTAGAACACTTGCGGACAGAGCAAAAAAAGAAAATTGGGTGGAATTGAGAAAAAAGCATCGCAACGATGTTGCAACAAGAACTACACAAGAAATCGCAAAACAACAGGCGAAGAGAACCCTCAATCTGATGTCCGCTACAGACAAGCTTCTTAAAAAAATAGAAGACACCATCGAAGAAATGGACACATCTCACGAGCTTGCTGATTGCAGACTTGTTAAGCAGCTTTCAAGTGCTTTAAAAGACATCAAAGATATACAGGGTTGCAAGACCGACCAAGAGCTTAGGGAGCAAGAAGCTCGTATCAAATTGCTTGAAAAGCAGGCTGACGATGATGATTCCTCCAATCAGGAGATTACTGTTGTGTTTAAAGGCGATGCTGAAAGGTGGGCGAAATAATGCCTACTCTTGAATTTGACAATCCCAATCCGAAGCAGGAGCTTTTCCTCGAGTCGGATGTTAAGAATACAGGCTTCGGTGGAGCAAGAGGTGGCGGTAAGAGTTGGGTTGTAAGACTCAAGGCAGTTCTTTTGTGCCTGTTCTTTGCAGGTATAAAAGTGATGATTATCCGTAAAACCTACCCCGAGCTACAGGAAAACCACATAATGCCTCTTACGGAGATGCTTCATTGCTATGACGAAAACAAGCAGAACAGAATAGCAAAGTACAACGATTCAAAGAAGCATATCGTCTTCCGAAACCGAAGCAGAATCCTCTTTAGATACTGCGACACCGACAAGGATGCGGAACGATTCCAAGGTACTGAAGTTGATGTTCTGTTCATCGATGAAGCCACGCATCAGACCGAGGAGCGAGTCAAGAAGCTCACAGCCTGTGTGCGAGGTGTTAACCAATTCCCCAAACGCATATATTACACATTCAATCCGGGTGGAGTGGGTCATGAATGGGTGAAACGCCTGTTTATCGACAGAAAATTCAAGGGCAACGAAAGACCCGAAGACTATGTGTTCATACAGTCTCTCGTATCAGATAATGCGGCTCTTTTGGAGTCTAACCCCGATTATATCGCACAACTTGAAGCTCTGCCTCCAAAGCTCCGCAAGGCTTGGCTTTATGGCGAGTGGGATGTGTTCTCGGGACAGTTCTTTGAGGAGTTTGTAGATGACCCCGACCACTATACTGACCGAGCATATACTCACGTTATCGAGCCTTTTGAGATACCTGACGGGTGGACAATCTACCGAAGCTTCGATTGGGGTTATAACAAACCCTTCTCCTGCGGATGGTGGGCGGTTGATTATGACGGAGTTGTATACCGCATACTTGAACTCTACGGATGTACAGAGACACCAAACGAAGGTGTCAAATGGACTCCTCCTCAAGTCTTCTCAAAGATTCACGAGATTGAGTCTGAACACAGGTGGCTCAAGGGAAAGAAAATCATAGGCATTGCAGACCCTGCTATATGGGATGCTCAAACAGGTGAATCAATAGCAGATACTGCCGCAAAGCACAGTGTCTTCTTCCAAAAGGGTGACCATCAAAGACTCGCAGGTTGGATGCAGGTGCATTACAGGTTAGCCTTCGATGAGAACGGCTTCCCGATGATGTACATCTTCAGTAACTGCAAGGCTTTTATCCGCACCATTCCTCTTCTTCAGTATGACGAGCATAAGGTTGAAGACCTCGATACATCAAACGAAGACCACGTTGCTGACGAGGTTCGCTACTTCTGTATGGCTCGACCCATCAAACCGAGAATGGCACAGAAGCCTGATGAATACGAAAACAATCCCCTCAACCTGTTCCTTGACATCCCCAAGGAAGACATCAAAGCGGTTTCGAGGAGACCGAGAATGGAGATTATAGATGGCTGATACAAAAAGAAAAAAGCCTGTAAAGGCACAGGAAACTGTGCAGACACAGGGTGAAATAAATAACGAGAAGCAGACCCCCTCCGCAGAAGAACAGCTCCTGCGGAGGCAGTCCGCACCCCGACCCACAGCAGAGAGTGAAGCACAGAGACTCATTCAGCTTCAGCAGGAAAAGATGCTTGCATCACAGGGTGTTACCGACAACGGTGCCGTGAACGGCATTAAGGCTGTCCGAGACCCCATCGGTGAAAAAGAAGCAAGCAAGTTGAGGTCGATATTCAACGATTACAAAACGGGCAAGAAGATGCTCGAAACGAGAATCGTTGAGAACGAGCAGTGGTACAAGCTCCGAAATTGGGAGTGTATGCGTAAAGAAAAGAATGCAAAAAACAATGCAAAAAACAATGAGGTTGAACCTGCATCCGCTTGGCTCGTCAACTGCATTCTTAACAAGCACGCTGATGCTATGGACAATTTTCCTGCTCCGAACATCCTGCCGAGAGAAGAAGGAGACAAAAATGAAGCGGAGATGCTCTCCTCAATCATTCCTGTCATCCTTGAGCAGAATGACTTCGAGCAGACCTATTCAGACCTTAACAATTACAAACTCAAGACAGGCACAGGTGTTTATGGTGTCTTTTGGGATTCGTCAAAGCTTAACGGACTCGGTGATATCTCAATCAGAAAGATTGACATCCTCAACCTGTTTTGGGAGCCGGGCATAACCGATATTCAAAACAGCAGATATGTATTCCACGTTGAGCTTGTGGACAATGACATAATCGCAGAGCAGTATCCGCAGACAAGAGGCAGACTCGGAGGCGATACGGGTGCTGTGACCAAATACATATATGACGAAAGCATCGACACAAGCAAGAAGTCCGATGTGATTGACTGCTATTACAAGAGAAATGTGAACGGCAGAACGATTCTTCATTACTGCAAGTTCGTCAACAACATCGTTCTTTTTGCTACGGAAAACGATGAGAGATATGCCGAAAGAGGCTTCTATGACCACGGTATGTATCCCTTCGTCTTCGATACTCTTTTCAAGACAGAAGGCTCTCTTGCAGGCTTCGGTTATATCGACCTCGGCAAGGATGCACAGATATATATTGACAAGGGCAATCAGGCAATTATGCAGAATGTTCTCGCCAATGCAACACCGAGACATTTCATAAGCACTAACGGAAGCGTTAATGAAGAAGAATATCTCGACCTTTCAAAGCCTCTTGTTCACGTTGATGGAATGCTTGCACAGGATTCAATCCGACCCATACCTACGAACCCCTTGAATGCAGTGTATATCAATGCCATCAGCAACAAGGTTGATGAACTCAAGGAGACCACGGGCAACAGAGATATCTCAACAGGCGGTACAACAAGCGGTGTTACAGCCGCATCCGCAATCGCAGCTATGCAGGAAGCAGGAAGTAAGCTTTCACGAGATAACAACAAGGCTTCATACAGAGCTTTCCGCAAGGTGATTAACCTTATCATCGAGCTTATCAGACAGTTCTATGACCTCCCCAGATGGTTCAGAGTCTTGGGTGAGAATGGAATCGAAAAGTTTGTTCAGTATTCAAATAAGAACATACAGCCTCAATTACAAGGTAACAACTTCGGTGTGGATATGGGATACAGATTACCTCTTTTTGACATCGAGGTAACAGCACAGAAGCAGAGTCCCTACAGCAAGATGGCACAGAACGAGCTTGCACTTCAGTTCTTCGGAGCAGGTTTCTTCAATCCGCAGATTGCAGACCAAGCTCTCGCCTGCCTCGATATGATGGACTTCGACAGAAAGGACTTCGTTGTGCAGAAGGTTGCACAGAACGGCACGATGTTCCAACAGATACAGATGATGCAGGCACAGATGCTTCAGATGGCACAGATTATCGACAGTCAGAACGGCACAAATATGACAGAACAGTTGGCTGTCGGTTTCGGAATGAACGCTCCTGCGATGTCCGCAGGCGGTACTCCTGTTGCCGAGAATGTCGAAAAGACAGAAGCTCTCGGTGGCAAAGAAGGCAAAAGCGAGGCATCAAACACCAAGAAGGCAAGGCAGAGAGTTGCCGAGTCTACATCCCCCACATAAGGAGAGCTTATGGTCGCTATTAACTACGAAACATCACCCAAGCATAAATCATTCCGCTTATCAATCAAGGGTCACGCAGGACAGGCAGAGGTTGGAAAAGACCTCGTCTGTGCTTGTGTATCCATTCTCACTTATACGGCAGCTCAAAATGTTGAATTCTTGAAGTCTATAGGAGCTTATACAAAACCTCCGAGAATAGAACTCAACGAAGGTGACAGCACCATTGAGTGCGAGGTTGCCGACAAGGATACATATAAAGTCCTCGCAAACAGACTTGATGCCATAGTGACAGGCTTCCGTCTGCTTCAGTTATCAGAACCCAAATATGTCACTTTTATTTTTAATGGCAAGGCTCACAAGCCTTAATAATATAAGCCACGAATCGCCCACGATACGGGCAGAAAGGACAATCGTTATGAACGAAATCAAACTCAACCGACCTGTTAACCTTCAGCTCTTTGCTGATGGTGTTGGCACAGCAGGCGGTACAGCAACGGGCGAAACAGGGACAGCCGCCGTGTCCAATACGGGTGGAAAAGCCAATCCTCTTGCGAATGTGCAGTACGGCATTCAGGAAGAGACAGGCGATGCACAGGTCACCGATGTGCAGACAACTGAAAATCCTGCGGTTGATGCGAATGCTCGCTTCGAGGAACTCATCAAGGGTGAATTCAAGGAGCAGTACAATCAGCGAGTTCAGGATACAGTTCAGAAACGGCTGAAAGCAAGCAAGGAAACAGTGGACAAGTTTAACGCACTCGCTCCCACTCTTGAAATGCTCGGCAAGAAGTACGGTGTCGATGCAACTGACATCGACGCTCTTTCCAAAGCCATACAGGATGACGATGCTTACTACGAAGAAGAGGCTCTTGAAAGAGGTCTTACTGTAGAACAGCTCAAGGAAATCCGTAAGGTTGAAAGAGAAAATGCCGACCTCAAGAGAAAGATGGATGCAGAAAGAGCAAGGCAGAATGCCGACAGACTCTATGCATCTTGGATGGAACAGGCAGAGGCTGTTAAGAGTGTCTATCCTTCCTTTGACTTCAGAGCCGAAATGCAGAATCCGAAGTTTCAGGATTTGCTCCGAAGCCATATCGATGTAAGAACTGCTTATGAGGTCATTCACAAGGATGAAATCATTCCTGCGGCAATGCAGTTTGCTGTACAGGCAACCGAGCAGAACATTACAAACCGAATTATAGCCAACGGAGCAAGACCCATCGAGAACGGCAACGCCTCACAGGGAGCTTCGGTTCGCAAGAGTGATGTGTCAACACTCACCAAAGCTGACCGTGCGGAAATTAACCGCAGGGTAGCAAACGGAGAGAAAATCACTTTTGGCTAATACCCACAGGTAGGTTTAATCTCCGAATAACTATCAAAAGGAGATTATTTCTATGTTTGACATCTATTTCACAAAACTTAACCTTCAGCTTTTTGCTGACCCCAACACAAACGTAACCACAGACCCCAACCTCTCTGCCGAGAATAAGACTCATTATGATATGACTCTTATCGATGAGGCAGGACCGTACCTCGTTCATGACCAGTTCGGTCAGAAGAGACCCATTCCCAAGAATGGCGGTAAGAAAATCGAATTCCGCAAGTACACTTCCTTCCCCAAGGCTCTTGACCCTCTCACTGAAGGTGTAACTCCTAACGGCAGAAAGCTTTCCGTAACAACCATCGAGGCAGAAGTAGCACAGTATGGTGACTATGTCACTCTCTCTGATGTACTTGACCTCACTGCCATCGACAACAATGTTGTTGAAGCCACAAAGCTTTGCGGTAGACAGGCAGGTCTCACCCTCGATACTATCACAAGAAATGTCCTTCAGTCAGGTACAAACGTATTCTATGGCGGTGGCAAGACAAGCAGAAAGTCTCTTACCGTTGAAGATAGCCTTACTGTCAAGGATGTAAAGAAGATTGTTGCCTTCCTTAAGGCAAACAACGCTCCCAAAATCAACGGCTCATATGTAGCTATCATCCATCCCTATGCCGCACATGACCTTATGAGCGACTCCGAATGGATTGATGCTCACAAGTATGCAACTCCCGAAAACATCTATGAAGGTGAAATCGGTAAGATTGCAGGTGTCCGTTTCATCGAGACCTCTGAAGCTGCTGTTTATAAGGATGGCACTTGTCCCGATGGTCTTGCAGTATTCGGCTGTCTCTTCATCGCAGACGGTGCCTACGGCATCACAGAAATCACAGGCGGTGGTCTTCAGACCATCATCAAACAGCTCGGTTCTTCAGGCGTATCCGATGCTCTCAATCAGAGAAGCTCGGTAGGTTGGAAGGCAATCAAGACCGCAGAAATCCTTGTTGAGGCTTATCTCGTAAGATTCGAGTGTTGCTCACCCGATTTCTCTGCAAAAGCTGAACAGAACTGATTGAAACTCAATAATGGGGAGGTCATAGCACCTCCCCACATCTAAACAAGGAGGCTATTATGGCTAACACAAACACAGCACCTGCTACCACAGCAGGTACAGCACCCGTCAAGAAGGATACGGTAAAAATCAGACTTCCTCTTACAAAGACGGAAAAAGACGATGTTTATGTTGCTCTCAACGGCACAGCCTACCTCATCAAGAGAGGTATCGAGGTCGAAGTACCCAAGGGCGTAGCTGAAATCCTTACCCACAAGGAAAGAATGCTCGTAACATCGATGGAATTTGAGGCAGAGCTTGCCGCAAATGCAAACAAAGATAAATAAGCCGTGATTACGGCACAACATCACGGGGAGCGAGAGCGTTTTCGCTCCCTCATTTTGATATAAGGGGGAAAGCTTATGAAAATTATTGAAGCTATCCACGCAGTTGACTCACTCAAACCCAACAGCTATTCAGAGAGCGACAAGGTAAGATGGCTCTCTACACTTGACGGACTTATCAAAGCAAACATAATTGACACTCACGAGGGAGACGGAAGACTCATAAGTCCCATAACCGCAACAACAGCAACGAGGTATTACAAAGACCTCTACTACGAAGAGGGTAATAAAATCTATCTTTGCACAAGAGATGATACAGGTAGTGGCACAAAACTTCATTGCTTGCCCTCTCGTCTTGTTGGAGAATACTTCGATGATGCAGGAGGTATCGCTTTTACAGGATACAACGAAGAAACTCCTCTTGATACAGAACTGATTGTTCCTGCTCCGTATGACAACATCTATGTTCTGTGGCTTCAGTCGCAGATTGATTATGCCAACGAGGAATCGGCAAAATTCAACAACTCATCCTCGGCATACAACCACGCATACAGCGAATTTCAGAAATACTATAACAGGACTCATATACCCTGTTCACAACCGAGAAAATATTTTTAAGGAGGGATTGCAATGTTTCTGCCTTCTTTAAATGAAATAAAGACCAACAGGGATATGGTTGATGTCTTCAGAGGCTACAACCATAACCTCCGCATCGGTGACGGAGAGTTTTTCGATATGAAGAACCTCACATCATCATACTATCCCACACTCTCTCCGAGAGGCAGAAGAGGAGTTTTTATAAGACCTGAATCTGCACAGGGTATCATCGCAAAAGACTCTCTGTGTTGGGTAGATGGCAGAGATTTCTACATCAACGATTACAAGGTAGAAATGAACCTGTCAACAGACCCTGCGATGTGTCCGAAGACACTCATCAAAATGGGTGCATATGTCATCATTATGCCCGACAAAAAATGGGTTAATGTCCTTCAGCGAGATGAAGGTAAGGTGTGGGGACACATTGAAAACAAAATAATCATTCCAAAGGGCAATCAAACATCGTTTGTTATGTGCCGAATGGATGGTTCGGAGTTAGGAGATGTTCCGAGCAGTCCTGTAGCTCCCGAAAACCCCGAAAACCTTGGCTATTGGATTGACACATCATCCGACACTCACTCTCTTAAGCAGTGGGATTCCACAACATCAATGTGGGTATCCGTTGCGACTACATATATCAAAATCACTTCGCCCGGCATTAACAGTGGATTCAGTAAGGGTGACGGAGTAACCATATCGGGACTCAAGGGTGCTACTCTGCTGAATGATGTAGGTCAGCCTATAGGCGAAGGATACGAAGATATAAACAACATAGACGGAAGCTTCATCATATGGGATATGAGTGACGAAGATGCAATGGATGAGGACTACATCGTTGTAGTCGGTATTATCAAAAGGTCTCTGACCATTACCAACTCATTCACAGTAAGCAGAACAATGCCCGTTATGGACTACATCACTGAGTCGGGCAACAGGCTTTGGGGATGTCGATACGGACTCAATGCCAACGGAGATGTAGTTAACGAGATTTACGCCTGTAAGCAAGGCGATTTCAAGAATTGGAA